TCCGCGCAATCGGGCTGGCACGTTCAAGCCAGATCGGAAAGGCATAGGCGGTGTCTGCCACCACCGCGTTGGTGGCGGAGGTATTGCCCACCTCCACGCCATACCACGCGTCGCCGCGATAGGCGATAAACGGCGTGGCCTGCGTTGCGGGCGTGACGGCCGGCCAACTCATCGCGGCGCCGTCCCCGGGCGGAACCCGCCCGAAATCCGCGCCGTCGCCGTGCCGGTGAAGCCGGCCAGCGCCGTCAGACGAAACAGCGTGTTTTGCTCGGGCGACGGAATGGCCATCATGCCCGGCGCGACAATCAACAGCGGGTCGCCCGCCGTGGTGGCGAACACGGGAACCCAGGTCGTGCCGCCGTCGAGTGACCCTTCCACCTGAATGGCCCCGCTCCAAGTCCCCGCCGCATAGACCCACGCCGGCCCGTGCGCCTGGACCGCCGCGCTTGACCCCGGCGCGGTGAACGTCGTTTCGACGCGAAACAGCCCCTCATCTGGCCCGCCCGGTTGCAGCCGCGCCATCGTCAGGCCCTCGCCTTCGTCGAGTGTTGCGTGCCCATCGTCGCCATCTCCTTCACAGCGCGCCCACGATCACCAGCGCCGAACGCGCCACCTTCGCGCCAGCATCCGCCACCAGCACCGGCCGCACCCAGCGCGGCACCACGGGCAGCGCGCGCAGGCTCACGTCCTCGATCTCCATCAGCACAACGCCCTCGGACGGCCGCTCTTCGTGCGAGCCCTCGATGACGATGCGTGCGCCGGCCGGCAGCTTCGCGACATGAACGCTCGCGGTTTGAGCATCGAGCAGCGAGCACCACTCGCCCACATCGGCACGCCCCAGGCCCTGCCAGCGAATCCACCGCCGCGGCTGCCCCGCATCGCGCGTCACCTCGCTGCGGATCGTCATGCCCGCCCCCCCGGCAGCACCGGCAGCGCCAGCCGCCCGGCGATGTACAGCCAAACCGCCCGCTTGCCTTCCCGGAAGGCGGTGCTGCAGGCGTCGCCCGGCACGTGCGAGCTCTGCGCCACCTGGCAGACCTCCGCCAGCTCCGCGAGCACCAGCCGCGCATTGTCGTCGCGCGGGTCAAGCCGCTCGCGCCAAGCGTCCGCCATCTGTTCCGCCGTGACTTTCATGCGCCGCTCGCCATCGTTTCAGCCTGCACGATCTCGCGCAGCCCGCGCGCCGCGTCGGACATGGGCTTCGCCGCCGCCGCCAACTGCGCCGCCTGCGCCTGCGCCGCGGCGGCCGCCTCTCGCTCCTGCCGCTCGCGCGCGATCCGCTGCGGGTCGCGCAGCATGCGGGACGGCAAGCCGAGCGTCTCGGCCAGCCCGCGCGAGACCTCATCCAAATCGAAGTTGTCCAGGACCGCAGGGTTGATGGCCGCCAGCGGCTGCACCGCATTGAGCGTGCGCATGATCGCCGCGCCTTCGCTCGCCCGCTGCGCGCGCGCCAGCGGCGACACGTATTCGACCGACAGCTCTGGCGCATCCAGCAGCGCAAGCGGCGGGTCCGGCAACTGCCCCGCGCGCCAGAGCACCGAGAACACGCGCCGGATCAGAGGGTCGTGAAACTCCGCCGTCAGTCGCCCCAGGTGCGGCCCCATCAGCCGAAGCTGCTCTTCCTGTCGGGCCAGCACTTCCGTCGCCGTGGCGCCAGGTGTCGCCACCATGGTCAGCAGCGCGCCATAGAACGCCATCCGGATTGCTTGGCGCTTCTGCTCCGCCATCTCGATGGTGAGGTTGAACCGCGCCCCGGCATCCAGCGGGCGCACCAGAACGCGCCCATCCTGATCTACCGCGCCGTAAGTGATGCCGCCAGGTGTCACACGGATGGAGCGCAGCGCGTTCTCATCAGCGGCCAGCAACGGCGGATCGGCCGCCTTCTGCGCGGAGATGAGCTGCGTCTTCTCCATGCTCTGCAAGGTCTTGATGTCCGGCAGCGCCAGCATGGCCGGGCTGTCCCCATACAGCCCGCGCGTCGCGGTGGACCATCGCGGCACCATGTAGGGGAACTCGTTAAAGTAGCCTTCTTGGACCACTTCGCCCGTCTCTTCGGCGACGTGCAGCGAGCGCCAGCGCGGGCGGTTGCGCCGCCCCTCCGTGTCCGGCTCCACCGCGTGCAAAAACACGAAGCGCCGATCCGGCTCCTTGCCCCCGTCCACGCACTTCAGCACCGCCGAGCCTGCCCGCGGCCCCCACCGCTCATAGGCCTGCGCCGCCGTGAAGGTGAACCGGCGAATGACCGTGTCCACCTCTTCCAGCGCGCTCTCCGCGATCACGCACTCCGCCACGCTGCGGTTCGAAAACATCAGCCGCCCCGGCATCGCGCCTTCCGCGACGAAAAATGGCGCGGTGCCGAACACCACCAGGTCGGCATAATTCTCAAGCGCCGCCGCGTAGAACCGTTGGCCGCCCGCGCTGAACGTGTCGCGCATGATCGCCGTCACTTGGTCGAGCCACTGCGCGACTTCCGCCCGCCGGTTCATGTCTTCGTCGGGATGCCGCAGCCGGAACCACTCATTCGCGCTGTTGGTCACCATGGACCACAGCCCCGAGGCCAGGTTTTCCGCCGCCACGCCTGGCGAGCCGTCGAACACCTGCAGCGCGCGCCGCTCGCCGGGCTGACGCTGGACGTTGAAATCCGCGCGCATCGGGCGCACCAGCTCGGCGATTTCCTGCCAGACGCCTTCCAGGTTCGCGCGGTCGGCCTTCAGCCGCGCGTAGCGCGTCACCACGTGCTTGGCCCGGCTATCCACCGAGGAGCATCTTCGTCGCGGCTGGGCGCGCGATCATCTCGGTTCCCACCAGCCCTTGCGAACCCGTGAGCACGGTTGCGGCGCGGCCCCGCTGACGCTGCGCCAACAGGCGCTGGGCTTCGGCGGCTTGCCGCGCGGCCGGGCTTTCGCTCGGCGGCGTGGAGGCTTCGGCCGAGTCCGACCCGGGCTCCATCTGCGTCGGGATCTGCGGCGTAGGCTCCGGCTCGGGCGGCGGTGCCTGCGCCTGCGCCATCGCAGCGGCGGGTATCTTCGGCTTCGGCGGCATGAACATGCGGGTGATGGCGTTGCACATCAGCGCGCGTTCCCTGCTACGGACCAGAGGGCGAACGGCTCGCCGCCTCGGCCGAACTGCGGCACGATCCCGCGCCGCACGAACCCCACTGCGCGCAGGAACCGCTCGACCTCGCCGCGCCCGGTCGCGGCGAAGACGAATGCGCAGTCGGTGCGGCTGGCCCGCATGGTCGCCGGAAGATGCTCGCGCAGCCAGCGCAGCGTGGCCCGCCATGCGCGCGGCCAGGCGTCCGTTGCGAACAGCCACACCGCGACGGTTCCCGGCCAGCAGGGTATCGCCCCCATGGCCACCGCCGGCTTGCCGTCCACATGCACCACCGCCCCCCAGCGGCTGCGCTCGTGCAGGCCGGCCGCCAGCACGTCGGGCGCATCGCACCCATCCGGAGAAACGGCCCAAAGCTCCGCGCGGTCCGATGCTCGCATGTGCTGCGCCACGTGCAGAACTCCCGCCGCCGACAGAGGATGAACGCTCACCCCTCGCTGCATTGCCTGGCCGCGTCCTGTCCATTGCTGCGATGTTCGCGAACATCACGCAGCGCGTGATGCCAGACCGTGCGACCGGCCGGCAGACCGCGCTTGCGCAGGTCGGCGAGGAGCGTCTTCCAGGCCTCGCCGGCTTGCCGCCGCTGCGCGACCTCGCGGGCCAGCGCGGGCGTGATGCAGCTCGCGCGCGGCATCAGTCGCTCTCCGGCGGCAGCACCAGCACCGCGCACCCGCACACCTCAAACTGCAGCCGCACCGGCCGCTGAAGCTCCCGCGCTTCCGCGCCGGCCGTCACGATGGCCCGGCGCATCTGCGCGTCCCGCTCCGCCACCGCCTGGGCGAGATCGTCCCGCAGCGCGAGAATGAACGGGCTGGGCGCGCGCTCGCGCCCCCACAACACGGCCCAGGCGTCCGCCAGCCTACCAGCGATGGGGGTCATATCCGCCTCCGTCTTGGCCGCGCGGGGCCGGCCTCCGCCAAACGTCCCGCTCCGGCTCTGTCTTTGCATGGCGGAGCATCATAAGCCCGTAGCGCGTCGCGCTGATCAGATCGTCGCGCAGCTTCACCAGCTTCCCGTCCTGCCGGTGGTAGAGCCGGAACTCCTCCCACCAGTCGGCCAAGTGCTCCGCCACCTTCAGCCGGCCGGTCCGCATCCGCTCGATCATGTCCACGATGCCGGCTTCCACGCCTACGCCGCCGTCCGAATGCGTTGCGTGCCGCGGGAGCATCGCCAGCCCGTGCGCCCGGTAGTGCCCGGCAACCGTCTCGCCGCTCACGCGATCAGACTGCAGCCCGTCCGCCGGCCAGGCCACCGGCATCCACTCGCCGCGAACGCGGATTGCCGCCGCGTGCAGCGCTATGCCGGGGTCGCGGCTACGGTAGGTGTCGAGCACATGCACCACATCCGTCTCGGGATCGTGCGCCAGCCACACGGCCGCGGTGGGGTGATCCCCGTGCCCGAAATCCAGCCCCACGATGCGGCGCCACCACCTCGGCACCTGAACCGGCGGCTCCCGCAGCATGTGCTCCGGGATGGGGAACACACGGCCCGAGCCCAGCACCGGCACGCCACGCGCTCGCGCCTCGCGCTCGTGCTCCGGGTAGCTGGCGATGACGCGCGCCCGCTCGGCCGGGCTGTAGTGCTCCGCCTCCTCAATCGTCATCATGGTCAGGTGACGGTCCGGCGTGCTGGGCTCGGGGAAGAACCGCCGCACCACGTCCGTGATGCCCAGCAGGGGCGTCGCGGTGATCCAGGCTATGCCGCCCGTTGCATTGGTGCGCGTCAGGCCCTCCGAATACACGTCTTCCGGCGGCTCCTCATCGAACCAGACCGCGTGGACAGTATCGCCCTGCCAGCGCGCGCGGCCCTGGTCGTACGTCTTCAGGATCAGCAGCGACGTGCCGCCGCTGTCGTGCCGCACGCGCACGGTCGAAACCGCATCCGCCGCCCCGCGCGAGGCAGTCCAGTCCACGATGCTCGCGGCCGGGATTGTGCCCGTTCCCCGCTGGCCGGCGCGACCGAGCAGCGTGCGCTCGACGGTGTCGCGCGTCTGCTCGCCGGTGGTGCTGCCGGCCCACATGACGATGGGGTGCCGGAACACTCGGCCCTGCCACCAGACCGGGTAGCGGCCGGTGAGGTGCATGGCCGCCTCCATCCCGCCCGCGCGCGTCTTGCCGAGCTGGTTGCCGGCGAAGAAGCACCGCTCCCGATGGTCCAGCCCCGCTGCGTGGAACGCGCGCTGCTTGGGATAGGGCCGGTATAGCTCGAGCATCCGCCGCCCGAGCTCCGCCTCCAGCTCCGCCAGCAGCGCCGCTTCGGGGATGGCCTCGCTCACGCCACCGCGTCCCGGAACAGGTCGCCCTGCCGCTGGGCTTGCTCGATGCGGCGGCAGGCGATGTCGAAGTAGCGCTCTTCGATCTCGATGCCGATGAAGGGATGGCGCATCTGCACGGCGGCAACGCCGGTGGTGCCGCTGCCCATGTAGGGATCGAGGATCGCGCCGCCGGGCGGGACCTTCGCCTGCTCGATGCACCATCGCATGAGGGCGATTGGCTTCTGCGTGGGATGCACACCGGTTGGCTTGCTGACGTCGCCACCGCGATCAAGACACGCGGCCGGCGGCGACCAAGGGATCTGCACGCAATAGACGCCATGCCCGCCACGACGCCAGGCGATCTCAGCATCGGAGAGAAACGTCCCCCAGAGATGCGGGGCTTTTTTGACCCACACAAGCGTGGTGCCGACCGGGAGGCGCTGCGCGTAGTGGTTGGCGCCCCAGAGCACCACGCGTTCCGCTGCAGTGAGCCATGGCGTAGGATCGAAAGGCGCGTCATCGCCTACGATTGCGCCCCAATCCTTGCCAGGACCACGCGTGGCAGGACCACTAAACCGCCTGCTGTCGGGGTGACGTCGCATCCCATAAGGCGGGTCCGAGATTACCGCGTCCGGCCGCGCCAGCGTCGGCGCGATTTCGCGCGCATCGCCCAGATACAGCACGGCATCGCCAATCACCTCGCGGCGCTTGAATGGGGCCTCGCTCACGCTACCCACCACGCGAGCAGCAGCGCCAGCAGCATCATCGCGAGGTTCCACGCCATCTGAGGGCCGAGCGTGGTGCAACCCGCCGGGTGTGCGTCGCCGCGAGCAGCAAGGCGTTGTGTCACAGTCGGCACGTCAGCTCCTCCTGGTTGGGCGGTGAAGATTTTTTGTGGTGCCGCGCATTTTGCACTGGACAAGCGGGCTGCCCCCGTGCATATTGCACCCATGGCGGCGGGATGGTCCGGCGCCGAAGATGGAGAGAGGACGATGACCATGACCAACGCCCCCATTTTCAGGACCGCGTCCGCAGCCGCCGAGTGGCGGCTGCCCCTGCCCGCCCACCACGTTATTCTCGCCGGCGAGGCCGGCTACTCCGCGGCCGCGGAAGCGGTCGCGGACGCGGTCGCGGACGAGATTTATCAAGCCTTGGCGGACGTTGACAGCGACGACGACACGGCCGTCGCGCATCTGCGCGACGCGGTCAACAACGCCGTGAACGAAGCGTTTTGGGACGGCATCACCCACGACGAGTGGTGCGCGGCCGCCCTGCGCAGGCTCCGCGCCGCGCTCGCCGCGGCAGAGGGGCGCGGCGCATGACTGCCGCCGATCTCCGCGCCGCGCTGGCCGCCATCGGCTGGTCCGCGCGGCAGATCGCCGCAGCCACGGGCCGGGCCGAGAGCGCCGGCCCTGACTGGACTGCGGGGCGGCGCCCAATCCCGCCCGAGGTGGCCGCATGGGTTGCGGCTGCCGCCGCTTGGCACCGCGACAATCCGGTGCCGCGGAAGCCCCAAACCCGCAGCCAACCGCCAATCGCCCCGTGCGAGCCCTAGGAAGCCCGTGGAAGCCATTCCACGGGCTTTCCGCTGCCCGCATACCCGGCGCGCGCCGGACCGGCCCAGGGGCCCCGGAAATCGCCCTACGCGGGCTCAATTCCGCCCTCCCAGCGCGAGCCGAATGAACCACGGCGCCGCCGCGCCGATCGCCAGCGCCTCGGCCGCCAGCCAGGCATCCTCCCCGAACCGCCAGCGCAGCGCGACCGCGCCCGCCGCGCATTGCGCGATCCACCAGACCTCACTCACGGTCGGCGCCATCGGCCTCGCCCTCGATCACTTCCGGCTCGCCGAGCCGCTGGCGCAGCTCGCCAACGATCCGCAGCAGAACCTCCGCCGGCACGTCCGCCAGCGGGCGCGCGTCGCTTACGTCCACCGGCTGCAGCGGCTTGCCCCACCCGCGGTTGAGCAGCGCCTCCGCCGCCGCCACGCGCGCCGGCCACGGGGCTTTGGCGTCGCGGCAGCACGTCGCCAGCGTCTCCATCGCCAGCGCCGTGTGCGACCGCGCCGCCGCCCGAACCTCGGCCATGCCCTTGGGATGCCCGCCCGGGTTGCCCGACTGGCCGGGCTGCCACATGCGGGCGTTGGGGATCGGGCTGACGCCTTTCTGGCGCGGTGTGACCTGAGACGCTGCGGTCATGCTGCCTCCTGGGCCGCGCGGAACTGCTTGCCGAGCGCGCAATCCACCTTGGCCATCTCGCGCTGCGCGGCGGCTGGGTCCGCCCACCCGGTGACGAGGATCTGCATCCGCCACCACTTGTGCGCGTCACCCGATCCGGTGGCGTCGAGGATTTGCACCAGCCCTCCGCGCTGCTCCACCCATGTGCGCTGCTCGGCCGATGGCGGCCCTGGGAGGATGCGCAGGTGCATACGCGGGTCGGTGTCGCTGATGGGCCAGATGCAGGCGACGGCGTCATCGAGGGGGATCAGGTCAGACATGCGCGCCCTCGATGCGCTCGGCGCGAGCGCGGAACGCTGCGGCCAGGTCGGCGCGGCCCTGTTCGGCGACGCGCTCGGCATCGGCGCGATAGGCGGCGGCGAGGTCGGCGGGGCGCATGGGCGCGCCTCGCGGCTTGGGGCGGCCCTGCTGATCTTGCCGGCGCAGCTCGGCGGCGAGCTGCTGAAGCTTCGCGGATGCGCGCTCGCGCTCTTCGTCGGACATGGGCTTGGGCGCGGTAGCCGCGGGTTCCGCTGCGATGCGGCGCATTGCGGCGAGGTCTGCGCGCAGCGGCGCGACGTAGGGGCGGAGCCATTCATCGAGGTCCGCCACGGCGGGCCAGAACGCGAAGCGACGGCAAGCGTCGCGCTGGGCTTCCGCGGTCAGGACGCAGGCGGGAATGTCCCGCAGCACGGCAGCGCATGTGGCGCCGAACGCGGCCTCGGCTTCGGGCGGCGGCGGGTTGCGCACCGACGCGACCAACGGGCGCAGGAACTGGCGCCAGGCGCTGGCATCGGCGGGGCCGAGGGCTCGCTGCATGGCGGGCAGGTTGCGCGCCGCTTCGTCGCGCACGTGCTGCGCGGCGGGCGTGGTGTAGCCGGCTTGGTGCTGGCGCATGGCCTCGAGGAGCGCTCGGGACGGGCGCGGGGTGGTCGGGGCGATGGCGGTCATTGCAGGAACCCCAGCTCTGACGGCGATAGGCCGGCATCTTCGGCCAAGGCGCGAACGGCGGCGGTGCGCAGGTTGTGGGCGCTGTCGGGCCGCGGCGCGGCGCGCTGCTGCCGCTGTTCGGCCTCGCGCCTGCACCAGTTGCGCCAGGTGGCCGGCCAGTCGGCCTTGCGGCCGGCGGCTCCGGGCTTGGCGCGCCAGTAGTCTGCGAAGCGGGCGGCCACCTGAGCCGGCGACAGGTCGAGGCGCTGGCAGAACGCGACATCGTCGGGGCTGGGCTGCCAGTCGGCTGGCAATCGCTGGCCCCGCCCGTTCGCGTCGTGGGGGGCCGACGAACGAAGTGAGGAGGG